TCCCTCAGTATTTCCCTGTCTATATCAGGTTGAAGAACCTTGGGGGGAAACGAACCCTTCAACTCGAAAGCGATGTAATGATAGATCTCGCAATGCCAGCTAAGGTAGAGGCTAAGACCCTCCCCGCAGATGACGGCCTCGCGACGATCTTCCAAACCCTTCGCGGACGTCCCGCGATAGCACCTGTGCTAGCCGCACCACAGGTGAGACCGAAGGCGGTAGTTATGCAGAGGAGAGTTTAGTGAGTGATGCCACACTCCGAATCAAGAACCTATCCATCGCCCTTGAGGCGTTATCTCGCGTCGCTCAGTGTGGATGCTATATCACAATCGAAAACCTCCTCCGAGATGAAATTGAGGAGTTTCAGAAGGAGAAAGAAAAGGATAACCAGTGGCCGCGGCAAGGCCGATCAACTAGACCTGTTCCAGACTTTGACACATTCCAACCCCTTACGAAAGCGTGACCAAATGGCTAATTTCCAAGACATTCTGAACCGCCCTTCTGAAGAAATCAAACCCATGCCGACTCTGCCGATGGGCAGTTATCACACCATCGTCGTTGGCCTTCCAGAGCAGGGGCAAAGCTCAAAGAAGAAAACGGACTTCCTGAAGTTCAAACATAAGATCATCGCCCCTCTCGATGACGTGGATCTGGATGCCATCACTGAGTTCGAGGCTGATGGTGAAACCATCGCCGGACAGGAGGTAGATAATACCTTCTACATCACGGATAAATCCGCGAACATGCTGAAGGAGTTCATCCTCAATTGCGGAGTGGACCTGACTGGGAAGAGCATGGCCGAAGGCATTGACGAAGTGCCTAACGCTGAGGTCATCATCCATATCAAACATGAAGCGAGTGATGACGGCAAGCGGGTGTTCTCGAAGGTTGGTTCCACCGCTCGCGTTAGCTAAAGGCTCCCTCAAGGCAGAACGCCCTCTGCCTTGAGGCCTCCCGCGGGGTTTCCCTTGACGGACCCCGTCAACTGAGGGGGAGGACGCAAATGTCTCCCCCTCCCCTTTCATGGAGCTAAAATGAAACCTTTCAAACTCACAAAAGACATGCATGAGGAGATGGTGGATGAAGTCGCAGCGCTCACAAATGACACCGTTGGACCGAGCCCTTTCGCGAAAGGCTTACGCAAACGGGATGTCTATTTATCAGATAGCGAAAGCGATGCACAGGGACCCAAGGACCATCAGGAAGTTACTGCGGAAGATCCAATCAACCCCTCCCACTACCGCCGTCACCCGTCAGGAATTGAGTGTATCGAAGTCACGCGGCATCTGAACTTCAATGTAGGGAATGCCATCAAGTACATTTGGAGGTATCAAGATAAGGGCGATCCAGTGGAGAATTTGAAGAAGGCCCAGTGGTATTTAGATGATGAGATCAGAAGGTTGCAGGGCTCCCGGTGAAACCTATCTTCCTCATCGGCGAAGCTCAAGGAGAGAATGAGAAGAAGATCGGACATGGTTTTGTAGGAAATACGGGAGCCGAGCTACTCCGAATGCTAAACGACGCAGGAGTCATCACCCTCACTTCCGAAGACCGCTCTTACCTCTCCAAGTATTACAGAACGAAGGACCCATGGACCCTCGCAGCGATATGGGACCTTCATCCTGAACTCTACAGGACTAACGTCTTCCAGCAGCACCCTCCAGGCAATGACCTCCTCTATTTCTGCGGCCCCAAAAGCGAAGCCATCCTCGGCTACCCCATCCTTCAGAAATCCAAATACGTCAGGAAGGAATTCCAACATGAGCTTGATCGTTTGGGTGATGAAGTCCTTACTTGCGATCCTAATCTCATTGTGTGCTTGGGCAATTCTGCTCTCTGGGCTATGGCTGGTCGGACTGGTATCACTAAGCTTCGTGGTACTACTTGCGTCAGCACTCACACTGTTAGCGGTTATAAGCTTCTTCTTACTTATCATCCATCTGCTATTACCAGACAATGGGAACTCAGACCCACAACCGTAGCCGACCTATCCAAAATCCTGAAAGAAAAGGACACCTCTAATGTCTCGCGGCCTCCATGTACCATCTGGACAGACCCGTCGCTCGCTGAAATCCGCATCTTCTGGCGTAGGTACGTCCGTGGGTGCAAGATCCTTTCGGTTGATATTGAAACAAGCTCTCAGCAAATTACGCGCATTGGATTTGCTCCCAGACCAGACCTTGCTTTGGTTATTCCATTCCATGACTCTCGAAGGAAGAGCGGTAGCTATTGGCCAACTGCAAAAGCTGAACGATCATGTTGGGAACTTATACGTCAGGTGCTTGAGGATCAATCAATCCCTAAGCTGTTCCAGAACGGACTCTACGACATCCCATTCATACTTAGAACCACAGGTATCGCGGTTCGAGGAGCACTTCACGATACAATGTTGCTCCACCACGCCTTGCAACCCGAAAGTCTTAAAGGACTCGGATACTTAGGTTCCATCTACACAGATCATCATGCCTGGAAGACGGAATATAGGAATAGTAAGACTATTAAGAGGGATGCTTGAGATGGAACTAAACATGGAACTAGACCCATTGCTGGAATTGATTGTTTTCGCACTTAAGAATTCAGAACTGGATTGTTGTAAGTGGGATGATTCAGTTCAGCATGAGTTAGCAACTGACATAGCGAAGAGGTTGGAGGCTCGATTTAATATCCTTATTAAGGAGGATAGTTAATGCCTAAATGTGGAATATGTACAAAGAACTTCTTTGATGTAAGAGCTAATGTTAAATACTGTTCACGCGAATGCTCTATGAAAGCAAACAACCTCAAGCAACGTGTGTACAAAGCCAAATGGTATCTCAACTCAGTAGGAAGAGCTGAGAAGATTGAACGTACATCACAGGAAAGGTGGAAGCATAGTAAGAACAATTACATCATGATAAAGGTTAATGGTGAGTTAGTATACGAGCATCGAGTGCTAGCAGAAAAGGCTCTAGGAAGGCCGTTACCTCAAGGCACTATTGTTCACCATACAATTGCTCCTGATGATAATCATGGCTTCTGCAAATTGGTGATTTGTCCTGATCAGGACTACCACTTATTACTTCATAGGCGAGCAAAAGAGCTTGGCTATGCAAGTATTTAAGACCCATGAATGCGAGCCAGAGGATCTGCATAATCATGAGGAAAGAGAAAATGTATATTGTGGACTCGATTGTTGTATCACTTCAGAGATCCTTGATGTGCTCCTCCCACAGCTTGATGATCATACAGGACCTACATATACCTTCTCCAGAGCCTTGCAGGGACCTGTGCTTGAAATGCAGCTGCGGGGAATACTTGTGGATCAGGGTCGAAGGCAGGAGGTCATCGATCTCTATACAGACAAGATTGATCAATTGGAAGGGCAGTTAGAGCAGATTGTTCTCGACGGAGTTGGTATGCCCACCTTCTCTTGGCGCTCCAATCCCGACCTTCAAAAGCTCTTCTTCGGCTACCTCGGCATCCCTACCATTCGAAAGCAAGGGCGTCCTACCACCGATCATAAGGCTTTGGAGAAGATGCAGATCTTCCTTGTGGCCCGGCCGATTGTTAACCATCTCTTAACAATGCGTGAACTAGCGAAGAAGATAGATTTCCTCAGAACCGGAGTCGACCCAGATGGACGAATCAGAACAAGCTATAATATCTCAGGCACAAATACAGGTCGCTTTAGCTCTAGCTACTCAGAGTTTGGCACTGGCGGCAACTTACAGAATGTTGAGGAGTCTCTTAGAAGTGTATTCATCGCCGACTGGGGATGGAAATTCGCCAAGTTCGACGCCAAGGCAGGAGAGAGCTACTGCGTTGGGGCAATCGAGGGAAACCTTTTCAATGATTGGAGATATTTAGATGCTGTTGAGTCTGGAGACGTGCATACAGCAGTTGCTAGAATCTGTTGGCCTAAGTTACCGTGGACAGGAAATCTTAAGCGAGATAAAGCTATCGCAGAACAACCGTTCTATCGCCATTACTCTTACCGCTTCATGTGCAAAAAGCTCGGACATGGATCGAACTACGGAGGCCAGCCAGCAACCCTCGCAATGCAAACCAACCTCCCAGAGCCAGTCGTCATTGGATTCCAACCAAAGTATTTTCATGCCTTTCCTGCTCACGTACGATGGCATGGTTGGACCAGCGATCAACTCCAGCGAGTGGGGTATCTTATTACACTCACTGGAAGAAAACGGTGGTTCTTTGGAAGGCGTAACGATCCGTCTACTCAAAGGGAAGGGATTGCTTATAATCCACAAGGATCTCTTGCGGACATTGTGAATAGAGCCATGCTTCGCATTTGGCGCCAACGGCTTTGTATCATTATGATGCAAGATCATGACGCCCTTACTTTCATGTATCTCGAAAGACAAGAAGATGTCATTGTACCGCAACTACAAGAAATGCTCGTGGAGGAGATCCCACTTCAGCACGGCCGTACGTTAAGCATTCCCTATGACTGTAAAACAGGGTGGAACAAAGGTGACTGGAATGCTGAGACGAACCCCGACGGGCTCAAAGACTTCGAAGGTCACGACGAACGGCGACGCCAGCCGAAAGTGTCGGTCATTCATAGATTGCTTCATCGAAAGCACTGAGGCCTTAGAGAGCCCACGCATTTTCAGAAAGTGGGCAGCTATCTCTATGATCGCCGCTACGGTAGAGCAACGCGTTTACGTTGTCTCTGGAGGGGATAAGCTACATGCTAATCTCTACTGCGCGCTGATAGGGCATCCGGGGACGGGGAAGACCCGTTCTATTTACAGAGCCCGAGACTACTACATGACAATGGAAGGGGCACCGATGGCCCCTACTTCTATGTCAGCCTCTTCAATGATCGATGCGCTTACTAAGAACAAACGAACCGCGATGCTTCCAGAGCCAGACGGCCCTATTGAATACAACTCAATGTACATTACCGCGGATGAGCTTTCAGCGTTCATGAAAGCTTACGACGAAGAAGCCATCGGGACGATGTCCGCGTTCTACGACCCCAAGGCCTATGGACAGACTCGTCGCAATAATGACCTTAACATCAAAATGAAACGCCCCCAACTCAATCTCATGGTAGGAACAACCCCCTCCAACCTTCTCCACTACATGCCTGAAACGGCATGGGAACAGGGTTTCACCTCTCGAATTATAATGGTGTTTTCAGATGAGCGAACGATCGGCGACGACTTTGCGGATGTTGATACTAATCTCAATGCTGACCTTATTCATGATCTTAAGTCCATTTCCGGACTTGTTGGTCAGTTCAAAGTCACCGAGGACTACCGCGACTGTGTTAACACTTGGCGAAAGCTTGGGGAGCCCCCAGTTGTGTCTCACCCTAAGCTCATACATTACGGTACTCGTCGACGAGTCCATCTTTACAAGTTGTCCATGGTCGCGGCCATCGAACGAAGTGATCTGCTGGTGCTCACACGGGAGGATTTCAACCGGGCGATGAATTGGATGACAGAGGCGGAAAGGGCGATGCCGGATATCTTCAAGGCTGGGGCGGGGAATGCCGACGCGAAAGCAATGGATGAGATTTACCAC